ACGTCCCTGCTCTTGCTGTGCTACGAGAAAGAGTTGACAAAGCAAGTCAACGTGGTTATCTTAAAGGTCTTGATGGTAGATGGTTGAAGGTTCGCAATCAACATGCAGCAGTCAATCTTCTTATTCAAGGTGCAGGTGCAGTTATCTGTAAGCAATGGCTAATTGAAATAAATAGTTTGGTGCGGCAGCATCAGGTCAAAGCTAAGTTAGTTGCATCCATACACGATGAGTATCAGCATGAGGTATATAGACCACAAGCTGATAGGTTTGGTGAACTAACAAAACTTGCAATGAAGAATACAGAGAGGAGTTTAAAAATTAAATGTCCACTAGACAGCGAATACAAGATAGGCCAGAACTGGTCAGAGACGCACTAGTTACTCTTACCCCAGCAGAGTTAAAGATAAGTTCTTTTATAGGTAAGTCTCGTAACAAACAGAACAGAAGTTTAGGAGTGTTTGATTCTGCTGTAGCAGAGACTGGAAAGATTGATATACTAGGAGCAGAAGCAGAGTTAGCATTTGCTAAACTATGTAATATGTATCCTATTGATTTTATGATTCTTAGACCACAGTCAAAAGCAAAGGGTACAGATAGTGGAGATTTAGTGCTAGATGGTTTTAATGTAGATGTTAAGACAACGACACACCAAAATGGTATGCTGTTGTGTACATCTAAACACGTTAATGGTATTGATTTGTTTGCTTTAATGGTAAAGAAAGGAGAAGATACGTTTCAACTTAAAGGTTTTATGGTTGCTGCTGAACTAGCAGTTGAAGAAAAATTTGGTAGAGCAGATGGTAAGTTAAGACGACCAGCATACTTTGCCAAACAGAATGAACTTTACAGTTACAAAGACGCTGTAAAAAAACTTAAAAAAAGTGCTTGACTATCTAACTAAGGTCAGGCATACTTCGCAAATCGTTGAATGAAAAGCCACATGGTGTGGCGATTAAACTGAAAGGAAAGTTAACATGAGTGATGTACATATTATTTCTGGCAAGGCTTATTGGGCAAGTGTCATTTCTCCCAATACAACTTACGAACCAGTATACTCTGTCGATGTTTGTTTAGATGATGATACTAAGAGTTTGGTTGAAAGCCTTGGTCTTAACGTGCAGAACAAGGGTGATGATCGTGGAGACTTTGTAAAGATCAAGCGCAAAGTTTATAAGCGTGATGGTTCTGAGCGTCCTGCACCTATCATTAAAGACTCACAGAATAATAACTGGGACGGTAGTCTTATTGGCAACGGTAGTATGGTCAATGTTAAGTTTGCTACATATGAATGGGAGTATAACAAGAAGAAGGGTGTAGCATCTGACCTGATGGGTGTGCAGGTTGTTGACCTTATTTCATACGGTGACAATAATGATTTTTCTGCAGTAGAAGGTGGTTACACTGTAGGAAATAACGAACAAGCAGGTGAAGACGTTCCGTTCTAACCGTCCCTAACACGGGGTTGCTATTATCTTAGAGCAACGATTGCTGACAGGTGTGGAGAGGGACTGTCAGACCATGTAATTAACTCAACAAAGGAACTAGACTATGACTAATGAAGGTAAACTACTTAGTGCTTTGCGTAAGAAGATGCGTGTAACTCGTAAGACTGCCATTCAACGTGGATGGTCAGAGAATCTTACCGCAGATATTTCTCGTCTTCGCAGTCGCGGCTATGACATTGCTACAGTCACCGCTAAAACACCAGAAGGTGAAACGTATACTCGCTATCGTTTGATGGCTGAACCGCAAGCAGCAGCATAGTATAATGACAACAGCACAGAAAACAATAGACACTTTGGTAGAGGACATTTACAGTTTGTTTACCAGTAATGAACCTACAAAAATTCCTGCAAATGTTTTGCAAGAGTTTGCCAAGGATGTTACTGATGCTGTTGTCAATGCTCTTACTGAGGAAAGAAAGCCAAGAAATAATTTAAGATTATCAATGATTGGTCAACCAGCAAGAAAGGTATGGTACTCTGTCAGGTCAACTGAACAGGAAGAGTTAGCTGGTTCTGATTATATCAAGTTCCTGTATGGAGATATCCTTGAAGCACTTCTTGTCTTTCTTTCCAAAGTATCTGGACATAAAGTTTCTGATCAACAGAAACAGGTAGTGTTGAATGATGTTGTTGGTCATCAGGATGCAGTGGTTGATAATGTTCTTGTTGACTTTAAGAGTGCATCGTCATTCTCTTTCAAGAAGTTTACTGAGGGTATGGTATTCAAGGATGATCCGTTTGGTTATGTTGCACAGTTATCTGCATATGCTCAAGCTAACAATGCTAAAGAAGCTGGATGGGTTGTTATTGATAAGACAACAGGCCAGATAGCTTACTGTCCTGTACATCAGATGGAGATGATAAATGCTTCACAAAAGATTGACTATCTTAGAAATGCTATCAAAGATAGTGAACCACCTTCTCGTTGTTACGATGATGTTCCTGATGGTAAGTCTGGGAATATGCAGTTGGCTACTGGTTGTAACTATTGCGCTTACAAGTTTGATTGTTGGTCGGACGCTAACAATGGTAAAGGACTACGTGCATTCCAATATGCAAACAGTGTCAAGTATTTAACTAAGGTAGATCGTGAACCGAATGTCCCAGAACTACAAGTTTAGATCACGCTCTGAACGTAGAGCAGCAGACTATCTAATAGATTTAAATATTGACTTTGAGTTTGAACCACATTACATTCCGTATATGTGGATCGAGTCAAAGAAATATCTTCCTGACTTTATTCTTCCCTCTGGTATTATATTAGAAGTGAAGGGTAGGTTCACGTTAGAAGATAGAAAGAAACATCTTTTTCTTAGGCAGTCTAACCCTGACTTGGATGTAAGATTTGTATTTGATAACCCTAACAAGAAATTAAATAAAGGAGCGAAGACTACCTATGCAGACTGGTGTAATAAGAATGAATTTGTATTCTGTAAATTATCTGACGGTATTCCTGACAGTTGGTTAAATGAGAGAAGGAACAGAAAAGTTTCTGGTAGAAGTAGAAAGTCTCGTAGAAAACAAAACAACAAGTCCTGAACAGATAATGTTTCTTGGCGTTGTATTGCAAGCAATGCTTGATGCAACCAAACCAGAAAATAATAGAGAATCTAGCGAATCCAAAGCGGCACGCACTGCAGCAAAGGCATGGTTCTTTGCATCTGTAGGTGTGACCGCTGAAGATTTTAATACCGTTTGTGACATAGCAGGTGTAGATGCAGGTTACGTTCGTAGCTTTGCATTCAAGGTTCTTAAATCTAAGGAGATTAAATATGTACGTAGGCGTATCAATGCCGTCCTTACATTCGACTAGGAGAAAACAAATGGATAGAGATACAGAGATTGTTAAGATGTATTCTGAACTTCCTAACTTTAAGTTCGATGAAGCAGAATATATAGATGAGATGCATGAGTACATTTCATCTACATACAAAGAACATTATGCAAAAGGTAAATACCAAGCCACAGATATCATCCTTGATAGTGGGCATGGTGAAGGTTTTGTTATGGGTAACATCTTGAAATATTGGAAGAGGTATGGTAACAAGGAAGGTAAGAACAGGAAGGACTTGCTAAAGATTATTCACTATGCGATAATCATGCTTTATGTCCACGATCATGTAACCAAGGGAGAATAGAATAAATGCCTACATTTCGATCCAATGAAAATCCAATGTTCCGTTCTAAGTTTAGTGAAGATATCTTCAAACATAAGTATGCACATCATGGTTGTGAAACATGGTCAAGTCTAGCTTCAGTTCTTGTTGATGACGTATGCTTTCCTTATCTCAAGGAAGATGAGAGAGAACAACTAAAAGAATATATTACTGATCTAAAGTTTATACCCGGTGGTAGGTACTTATACTACGCTGGTCGCACCAATAAATTTTTTAACAACTGCTATCTTCTACGTGCAGAAGAAGACACACGTGAAGACTGGGCAAACCTTTCATGGAAGGCAGAGTCATGTCTAATGACAGGTGGTGGTATTGGTGTTGACTATTCTGTTTATCGTGAAGAAGGTAGAGTGCTGGCTGGCACTGGTGGTCTTTCTTCTGGTCCTATACCAAAGATGATGATGATCAATGAGATTGGCAGACGAGTTATGCAGGGTGGTAGTAGACGGTCTGCTATTTATGCCAGCCTTAATTGGAAACACGCTGACATAGAAAAGTTTCTTGTTAGCAAAAACTGGTATGATATGCCAGTTGGTAACACAGAATTTTCTATTGGTCAGATTAAAGAACAAGACTTTAATTTTATTGCACCACTAGATATGACAAATATTAGTGTAAACTATGATACTGAATGGCTATTAAACTACTGGGAGACAGGTGATGTTGGGTCTACTTTTAAACAGAATGTACGACAAGCCTTGCAAACGGCAGAACCAGGATTTAGTTTTAACTTCTTTGATAAA